CCTGTTCGATTGTTCCCGTTTTGCCGCATCTGCTTGACCCTGTGAGGCTTGCTGATGCTTAGTAAACAAGTCATTATCTAGGCGTATTGCTTTTTGATATGCATCATCCAAGTCCTTCGCCACACCGCTGTTAAGCAGTTGAATCATTGTTGGACGTGCTTCCTCAAAATACTCTGCTTTTGTCTGAAATTCACTAATTTCGTTCAAAAGTGCTTGATTCTGTGCTGCTTCCTGCTGTTGTTTCCAATTTAACACCTCGCCACGAACTTGTGCAAGCTCGTTTTGAATGGCGTAAAAATTAGGATCAGTCGGCTGAATCTGCACTTCGCCCATATTAATCCCGTACTGTTGGGCTAATTGGGCAAAATATGCTTGTTTCTGTTGTGGCGATCCGTGGCGCAAGACGTTATCAGCTTCCATCAAGGCTTTTACCGCCTGTGGTGCTTCAATGCCTAAACCACGAATGTTATTCATGTACGGCTCAATCGCTTGCTGCATTTGGTCAGCATATTGAGCCTTGGAAAGCAATGGCTGAACGCCTGCTTTCATTTCTTCTTCACGTTTCCAAGCGTATTCTTTCAGCTTTGGATCAGCTGTTGTCCAAGCCTCGTGATAATCCTTTTTCCACGATGCCGGTGGTCTTTCCCAAATTGGTGGTTCTGGCGGTAACTCAAGATCGGGTTTGGGCTGAGTCCTTACTGCCTCGACGGGTGTTTCATTCTGAACCTCGTCAAACTGCTGTGACAGTAATTCTCGACGATCTGGCTGTTCAGTATTGTCCATTCATACCCCTTTAGGTAAATTTACGGCGTAGTTGTGAAAGAATTTGATTTGCTTGCTTATGTGTCATATTGCCCAGTTGCTGCCGCATGACTTCTCTGCGTGTGTCAATTGGCGGTGGTAACTTGGTTTCCATCTTTTCGTTGCCCACTTCAATGCAATTGTGTTGCCTTAAATGGTCACGATGTACTGAACGGCTAGTAATCATTGAACCGTCGATCATGGATTTGTATGGAGCAATGTCAGGCATTACCATTGGACCGAGGCTGTCGTAATGCTCTTTTGAGCCTTTCTCGACCAGTTCGCCATTAACGTATATGTAAGTTTTCTTCATATCAGAGCTAAAACGTCCTCATCATCCATTTCTATGTGTTCGTTATAAATCCTGTTTACTCGATCTAAATCAGCCAACATTGCATCGTAATCAATCACAGCTGGCGCTTGCGCTGTGGCCTCAATAACAAACGGTTCTGCAATTTCCTCTGCGATCCTTGGTTTACCTTCAACTATTTGCTCGAATAACGCTAAAACCTCATCTCGTCTTGCTTTTGCCTTGTCTGCCTCTTGTTTACGGTAAGCATCTTCCTCTTTTTTGCGTTTACCGCCATCGTGCATATCCATCTCGACGATGACAGGCACATAATCCCATGTGGCATCGTCCCACGTTCCGGTGTCCCAGTAACCGTTCATGCAAGTTCAACCCCAGAGGCTCTCCCGTCTGCGCCACGGATAATCTTCTTAGGCGCTGCAATAACAGTCATCACACCATTGATTTTATCCATTGCGGTGTTGTGCATATTGCTCATGTTGTCGTGCATCTGAATCATGCGACTCATGGCTTGCGTCACGTTGTCACCCAGTTCTGCGGCAATCTTGGTGCTTGCGGCCTCTTGCGCTTCCATCAAAGGCAAATCTAAGCCAGGGTTTGCCCCAATCCGTGCCACCATGATCTTGGTTGCAGACTCTAGCTCTGATTTCCACTTTTCCAATTGTTCGGCAGCTTGCAACTTAGCTTGTTCCATTGCTTGCATATATTGTTGTTTTTGCGCCTCAAGTTGTGCTTCGGCTTGCAGTTTCATTTGGTGCATTTGAACGTCTGCCTGCGCCTTGGCTTGGGCTACCTGAATATCGGCTTGCGCCCGTAGTTGTTCAGCCTGCGCTGTGGCCTGCATCTTCATCTGCTCGCTTTGGGCTTGAGCTTGCATCTTCATTTGCTCGAATTGTTGCTCTGCTTGCATTTTGACCATTTCAGGGTTGGGCGGTGGTGGTTGTTGCGCCATCATTTGCTGCTTTTTTTGCAACTCTTGCATAGCCTGGTCAATCGTACCCTCAATTGGTGTGGCTTTTTTGTATGCGCCAACGCCAAACTTAACCAATTCAATAAGCATAGGCACTAACTCTGGCGCCTGTTGACCCATAGGTAACGCTTGCGTCAAGAACCCACCCATCGCTTGCAAAAACTCTGTACGCTCACGCTTGTTTTGATTCTCATCAATCTGCACAAGGCTATCCGAATCCACTTGAATCCTGAATGAACGTAATGGTTTGTTTTGAATTAACTGTAATGCTTGGGGAATCAACGCCTGATCTGCCGGTTGCATCCCTTGTGCGGCAGCGTACATAAGGATTGTTGTAGGCTGAAACTTAGTACAGATAACCTGCGCCTTTAACTGGAATAACTCACTCGCAAACAAGGCAACATCTTCTTGCATCGATCGCAGGCGCAGTCCTGCATACTGACCCTTAATCTGTTGTGCCGTGGCGGTTTCACTAGCTGCTGTCTGTCCCCGAACAATGTCAGAAATACCTGTGATTTCATAGATTTGGTTTTTAATTTCATCTCTTGCCCGATAGCATTGCAATAGAGCATTTGATAAGGTATCTAGCGGCAACAGGTCAATCGACCCTCTTAAACCGCCTTTCTCAGAGAACGCCATCCACTTATCAACAGGAATAAGTGTATTATTATCGCCCTCAGTTAAAAGACGCTGCAAGGTAGGTTGTGATGCGTCATAAACACCACGCACACGCAAGGCTTTAACTAATCCATCAATGCGGTCAGTCAGAATATCTAGCTCTGTGGCTTGGTCTTGGTACAACACGAAATCAGGCACAGGAACAAGTGTGTCACTGGTCATTGTGGCATACAACGGTTTAGCGCATGGAAAGAAATTCTCTAGCTCTAGCGGATCGTCACGTTCGTCCAATATGTCTGGGCAACTCTTGCTGATCCAATACACCTTGCCGCTTTCTTTGTCCCAAATCTCGCAAATTTTAGCTCTTGTGAAATCTTTGGATTGAGTGGAATACTGCTTGTTTGTTTCGGGCCCTGCATCCAAAGGAATCTTTTTAGCCATTTCCTCGCCAAATCGTTCAGCAAGGCTTTCTTTCGTCATGTACACCCAACGCCAAACGCTTGTAACTTCTTCCCATGTACGGGCAACTGAATGTCCAAAGTCTTTCCAATGCACATAGTCAGTCGGCGCACATTCGTACTCGATTTCCTCTTGAGGTTCAACTTCTTCGCCCATAGCGCCATCAACGCCAGGCATTGCAGTCTTAACCTGTTGACCGCCACGCTCGTCCGGTTCGTCAACATCCTCAGTTACTTGATAGCCATCTTCAGGTTCGTCTTGCGCCCGAACGTGCGGCTCGTAACGCACCCATGCCACGCCTCGACCGCCTAAGAATCTATCCTCGACTGCGTGTTTCATAGTCGATCTGAAATCGGTGTAATGCTCAATCTCAAAGTCCAAGGCACGTTCAATCAATTGGCTAGCAACACGGGCAACTGGATCGTTATCCCCAAACCTACGGGCAACGTCTGCTTTGGGCAAACGAGCGTATACGGCAGGGATTAGCGTCTGTACGTTAGACCACAGAATGTTGAATTTAGCTGTTTCGTTGGTGTTCTGATTGCGGTTGTCATCACGATAACGCCTAACAATCTTATTTGTGCGAGCCTCCCACTTTTTAAATTCATTGTCGTATTGGCTGATTGTATTCAGCCACTTTTGAACACCAGTCAATGCTTCCATCTTAAATTCTCGCAAAAATTACGTCACGGTTGACCCGCCCGACGATTTGATAGCCCCAATTCGCAAGCAAATCAATTGTATTTTCATTGCTATAACCGTATCTTTCGCCACAACCTTTAAGCTCTAGCGTGATAACCGGATATGTTTTTTTAATGGTTTGTTCTGCGCCAAGCAACGCCAAATGTTCGTAACCTTCAATATCTAACTGAATAAAATCACAATCATTTACATCAAACGAGTCAATCGTAAGGACTCGCACCTCATTGCCTGCTTTGATTTGATGCGCTCCTATATTGTC